ACGGTGGGCGCACTCATGAAGTTCGGCGCACTCAAGGGCGTATCGATCGGATACATGGCACTCGACGGCGGCGTGCGCAGGGCAAGCAAAGAGGACGCAACCAAGTACGGGACAGGCGTGAAGCAGGTCTACTCGAAGTGGAAACTCCTCGAGGTGTCCGTTGTCTCGATCCCGAGCAACCAGGAGGCACTCATCAACGCCGTGAGCAAGGGCATTGTCAGCACGGCAAGCCTCAAGGCTCTCGGCTGCGAAGTCCAAACTAAAGATTGCGGCACAGGTGCAGGAGGATTTCAACCTGGCAACGACTGCAGCGGCGAAGGCGGAGGTGGCAGTGGCGGAGGCAGTGGCAGTAGCAGCGACTCGGGCGCAAGCAAGCCAAAGCCTGCAGCCCCGAAACCGAACAACACGCAACAAGCAAGAGGAAAGCCGCCTGCGGCAAATCTTGAAAAGCCAAAGCCGCACAACATAAAACTTCCAAAAACACCAGGAAGATTAAATGTCGACGAATTTTCTTCTGCACTTGGCGCAATGGGATACACCGAAACAGGAAGAACTTCACCTGCTAGTCGAGGTCAAGATGGCACGATAACGATAAGAGATCAAAATGGAAACTCCGCAACAGTTCCAACTCAAGACATTGTCAGGTCGGTGTATGCAAATTCATCATCGCCTGACACAAGCAGCGTCAATGTTCCTGCTCGAAAACCAAAAGAGTATTTAGTTTCAATCGTCATGCCTGCGTATGTCCAGTCTGACATCACCGACGCTGCCAAGACTGCGATCGCCAAGATGCGTGGACAGTTTCGCTGACCCGCCTATAGTCTCAACATACAGGTGATTCGGATCGGTGACCCTAAACGGTCGAACGAGTGACTCGAACTGCGGCGTAGTTCAATTCATTTATTCCCATCATTAGGAGACACCACATGAAAATGTGCACAGTAGAGGAACTGCAGAAAAATCTGCAAGTACTCGCAAACCAAGTCGGATCGAAGCGGTTTACAGCCGCCAAGAATCTGATGCTCGAAGGACTTGTGATCGTGGATGCTGACGGTAACCCCGTCGATCCATCGAGCATCAAGTACGAAGTCACGCTTTCACCCGCTGAACCAGCCGTCGAAGAGGACGCAGTTCACGAAATGGAGACACCAGTTGTCGAAGAGCCAAAGGCTCTCGCAGACGAAGTCGCCAAGGCCGTCAAGTTGGAACTCTCCAACAAGGCAGCCGCTCACCCAATCACAACTCGAAAGGAAATCAAAGTGCAAGGAAAAATTTACTCAAAACTTAAGAACTTCAACAGCCAAGACGAAGCATTCGCCTTCGGCTCTTGGGCGTTCGCATGCATGGGCTACAAGAAGTCTGCGCAATGGTGCGCCGACAACGGCATCATCACCAAGATCGCAAACATCGAAGGCAACAATTCAGCAGGCGGTTTCATCGTTCCAGAGACCATGGAGAACACGATCATCACGCTTCGAGAAAAATTCGGAGTCATCCGAAACCATGCTCGAGTTGTGCCGATGACAAGTGACATCCATCGCATGCCACGACGAGCATCGAATCTGACTGCATCGTTCGTTGGCGAAGCCAGTACAGGGACTCAAACCAATGAGACATTCGATCAGGTCAACCTCGTCGCAAAGAAGTCAATGGTTCTTACGAGATTCAGTACCGAACTCTCTGAAGATGCAGTGATCAACTTTGCCGATGACTTGGCTGGAGAGATGGCTTTTGCGCAGAGTAAACTTGAAGATCAGTCTGCATTTATCGGCGATACAACCTCGACCTATGGTGGCATCACAGGACTTGCAACTGCAGTCGGATCTGCAGGCGTTACAAGTGTCGCAAGCACAACTGCCGCCGCAATCACGCTTCAGGAAGTCATGTCAGCATTCGCAAAATTGCCACAGTACGCAGACAACACAAACACAAAGATTTTCTGCAACAAGTCAATCTGGAATGCTTTGTTCTTGCGCATTGCTTATGTGTCAGGTGGAAACAATGCGGTCGACTTGTTGACTGGTTCTGGTCAACTTACTTTCGCAGGATATCCAGTTGTTCTCACTCAAGCCATGAACGGCTTGCAAACAACTGGACAAATCATGTGCCATTTCGGGGACATGTCGCAGGCAGTCTACTTCGGATCTAGGCGGGATTCTACGGCGATCGACTTCTCGAATTCCGCATTGTCGGCGTTCGAGCAGGACATGCTTGTCTATCGTGCTACGACTCGTTGGGATCTTGTTTGCGCAAATGTTGGTGATACAACGAACGCAGGTTCAATGATCACTCTCAAGACTGGTTAATCCACACACAAAAGAAAGAAGGAAAATACTATGGCTATGAATTTACAAGGTCTCAAATCAGTTTGCCCACTCGGTCCGATTTCGTTCTCGGCTGCAGGCACGGCAATTTCAGCAAGCGTTGATGCGAAGGGATACGAAGAGTTGCAGTTGGTTGTCACAAAGACAACCCATGCAAATGACTACATCACCGTCCTCACGATTCAACAATCGGATGACACAGTCTTGACCAACTTCGCAGCCGTGACTGGCTATGTTGCTGGAACAGACTGGACTTTGTCATCGTTGACAGGTGGCACAAACGCAGCAACTGAAAAGGCTGCAGGCGTGTTCAACATCGACCTGCGTGGCAAAAAGCGATACTTTCGTGTTCTCGTCACCAACGGTGCGGCAACAGGAATCGTCGGCATCACAGGCACGCTCGCTCGAGGCGAGCAAGCACCGATCACCGCAACTCTCCAGAATGCTGGCGTTGTTGTGAATCCGTCCTGATTCAAGTCTCAAGTTTCAATACCCAACGGCTCGGAGTCGAAAGATTCCGAGCCGTTGTCTTTTGCGTGGTATGTTGGTTCGCATGAAACTAGACCTAGGATGCGGACAAACTCGGATCGAAGGCTATACACCGTGGGACTGGTCCACGAATAACGATGTGTCATTTCTTCCGTTCGCAGATGGCTCGCTAGAGGAGATCCGTGCGAGCCATGTACTCGAGCACATCGAGCGTCCGTACTTGCTTGAAGTTGTGCAGCACTGGGTGGACAAATTGCAACCGGGTGGAATCTTGCGCATCGCAGTTCCTGACTTCGACGAGATCATTCGCCGTGCGCAACTTGACCGTGATCAGGAAGACCAAACTGGCAAGCCTTTCCCGTGGGAGGCGTACATCATGGGCGGACAGATCGACACATTCGATCAGCATCACACGCTTTGGAACGATCCAAAGTTGCGAATGCTTTTCAATCAGGTCGGCATCACCGAGATCATGCCGTGGAAAAACACAGAGACGATCGACTGCAGCGATCTCCCGATCTCGCTCAACCTCGCAGGTCGCAAGCCGCTTGCAGTTGGTGCGATAACGCAGCCTCCAAAGTATCTCGACATTAAAGGCGTGATGACGATGCCAAGGCTCACATGGACTGACACGATGTTCTGCTGCCAAAAAATTACTAGCGCACTCGGCATTACGATCACGAACTCTTCAGGCGTGTTCTACGGGCAAGGCATGCAGCGCATCCTCTCGATGCTCACACAGGAGACCGACATCAAGTGGGCTCTGACGATCGACTACGACTCGCTCTTTGACTGGCAGGACATTGTCGCCATGCGTGAGATCGCAGAGCGGGACGGTCTCGATGCGCTCGCTCCGCTGCAGTCAGGTCGTGAGCGACTCGCTCCGCTTTGCGTTGCCTCGACCAACTGGATTCCTCGCAAACTCAACACGCACGACCTGCAGCAGGACTGGTTCGAGGTCTCGTCGATGCACTTCGGCTGCACTTTGATTCGCATGGACTCGCTGCGCAAGTTGCCAAAGCCGTGGTTCTGTGCGATGCCAAACGACGAGGGCGACTGGAGCGGCGACAAGATCGACGACGATATTTGGTTCTGGAAACAAACGCAGAAGGCGAACTGGAAGATTGGCGTGACACCGAAGGTTTCCATCGGTCACATCGAGACGGTCGCAACATGGCCTGGTCCGAAGCTGCAGTCGCTGCACCAGTCAACGCACAACTATCTGCGATCAGGCAAGCCCTGGTATGTCAAGAGTCGTGAGGGATGGCGCAACGGACCGCAGGATCAACCGCCCGAAATTGCACCGCCTGCATAGGATCAATTATGGCAGTAGGACAATACGCACTCACGACACTGGCAGGGCTCAAGGCGCATCTCGGGATCACGGTCAACACATACGACACGATCCTCGAACAGTACATCGATCACGCAACTGCGAAGATCGAAAGGTGGATCGGTCGGCAGATCAAACTGCGCAACTACTTTGAGTGGTATGGCGGCAACGATGTTCGCAGCGTCAAGGTCAAGCAGTATCCGATCAACAATGTCGTTGGCGTGTACACAGGACTTGCAGCAGGAATGACAATCTCATCGACGACTGCAAGCGATGTGCGGTTGACGATCTCGATCAACACCGACCCGCTCGGCACAGTTGCAAACGGTGTGCTCGCACCTGGTGTAACCCTGACACGCACGACAAGCGCAGGCACTCCAACTACAAACACCTTGGAGTTTTCAAGTTATCCCACGACGACCTCGCTCGCCACAGCGATCAGTACTTACGCAGGATTCAGCGCAACGGCAACGACTGCGATGCGATGCGCACAACTGCACCCTCGAGCCGGTGGCGATGTCAAACAATCGTCAGTCGTGCTCACAGGTGTCAATGTCTCGAGCGAGTTTGTCTACGACTCGTACCTTGGCATCGTCACGATCCGTCAGGACGCATTCCCGACGATGACATCGCACAACGCACGATATCCAAGTGCGCTCCAGTCAACGCTGATCGAGTACTCCGCAGGCTATACAACCGTGCCCGACGACATCCATCAAGCGTGCCTTGTGATTGCAGGCACAATGTACTTGTCTCGCAAGTCGGACACATCGCTGCAGAGCGAGTCGCTCGGCGACTACTCGTACTCGATGGCAAGTGCGGATTCATCAAAGGCAATGATGGAAGACATGCTCGGGAGTTGGAAAGAGATCCGATGAGCGTTGACGGTCTCATCGCACAGTTCGGCAGGTCGCTTGAAATCTATGAGCGAGCAGAAAGCGTCGATGCAGGCGGCGCATATACCCGTGTCTATACAGCGTCGGTAGTACTTATCACGGTGTATCTGCAGCCGTCGACTCCAAGCGAGTCAATGCTCAATGGCGCAATTCGAGCATCGACAGGTCTGACCGCTTATGTTAATGCGGTCGACGGATCAAGTCTTGCTACTGGACAGCGGCTTTACGACAACGAGACATCGGTCATGTATGAGATCACAGGATTCCGCAGACCCGATATGCGCAGCGGTCCTGACTCGATGGCGTACTTCATCCTTGCGCTGACAACGGTCGAGGGTCAAGAATGAGCGCAAGCCACAACTTTTCTGCTGCTGACATTATGTCGGCAAACATTGAGGGCATCGAGCATGGGTTGAAAATTGCCATGATCGAACTGCAAACGGAATTGCGTGAAAGATTGAGTCAGGTTGGAACAGGCGCAGGATATTTCGGAGGCGCAAAGAAACTAGGTTTCTTTCGCACTCGGTCTGCACCAGGTGAACCTCCTGCCGTTGACACTGGGACGCTGCGAAACTCGGTGCAGTCCAAGCCACAATACATTGCAGGCACAGGCATGACATCGATCGTGCTTGCAGGGCTTGTCGCAGGTGTGAACAAGGATGCACGCATTCCGAGGTGGCTTGAATACGGCACGCCAAACGGACGCATGAAGGCTCGACCATTCATTGCGCCATCGCTTGAGGTTATTCGTCCAAGCGTTGCAGGAACTATCGGCGATCAGATGCAGCGATCGATCAAAAGAATGAAACGACGAGCAATGAGGGCGGCCCAATGAGTCAAGTCATCCTGACCACGATCTACAACAAGTTGCTATCGGTTCAAACTCTTGGCTCGCTCTATCTTTCTGTCGGCGGCAGGATCTATCAACTCGAAGGTCCGCAAGGTTCGACGATGCCGCTCCTCGTGTATGCCATCAGCAACGAGGACACCACGACCTTTATGACATCGGCAGCGCAGTCCATGCACACGCTCGACTGCGCATTCACCTTCTATTTCAAGCCTGACTCGTCGGTTGTGACGGCGATGGCATCCGAGGCTCTACTGTTCTCGCTCCTGCACAAGGCGAGCATGACACCTTCGGATGTATCGTACTCGACCATCGAATCGATCTGCACTTCTCGGGGAGTGCCTACGATCAATGTAGACTCGATCGTCATCGACACGACATACAGAATTTTCGCAACGAAACAATCTTAAAGGAGAATCACAATGGCAGGAATGAGCGGAGTAGCAGGAAATGTAGCAATGGCAGGTTGTATCGGTGGAATCATCAAGTCATGGACAGCAAATTTCACACGAGCAACGACTGACATCACAGGATTCACAAATGCGACACGCAATCGAGCGATCGGCATTAGCGATGTCACTGGCTCATTGACAGGATCGATTGACGACTCGGCTTTGCTGATGCCCTTAATTGGAATAGCATCGACTTCTGCCACATCACCAGTTTCGCTGACGCTCACGGCACAGGGCGGCAACACGATTGCATTCCTTGCGCTGATTGACTCGGTCACCTTGGGAGTGGCAGTCGATGGAGAAGCAACCTTCTCATGCAATTATGCCATCGCCTCAACTGCGACCGCATACACGAGCGCAGTAACGACTACTGTTTGGGCGTGAGCGAAGAATTCAATCCATTTGCAGGTCGTCACGACTCCCCTGACGATTTGCGGGTGGAGTTTTTCTTTCAAGGCAAGCAGTACGCTCGATGGGTTGGCGCAATGGATCGCAAAGATGCGCTGCAATTTGTCATGCTTGCTGAAAACATATCGCCATCGTTGAGGCGTGATCTCGTGCGTGTTACTATCAAAAGTCGAAAGGAACTCGCACGATGGAAACCAACAAACCCAAAGCCCGTCTGGTAGCAATCGGGAGGCACATGCTCTCGTGTCTCTCTGCAAACGACTACATCGAGATCGGAGAGCGCAGATGGCACGCACTTCACAACCGAGCGCAGGAGATGCTCGAGGACTCCCGTGCTGACTCGGCGCAGCGAGTCGAGACCATGAAGGCGATCTACGACCTGCGAGACCGTACGACGCAACTGGCGATCCAACACGGCGCAACCCTTGAAGGTGCGCTCGAAGTGATTGAGCACGCATGCAAGAAGGCGAAGGTGGACGGCAGCGAGGCAGTTGCGCTGATGCAGCCCGAGGTGGTCGTGTCGACTGCGCTCGCACTGTTCGGCATCGATCTCGATGCGGAGTCTTCAAGCCCAAAATGACAGCGGGGAGCGGCGACCTCGACTGGCATTCGCTCGCCGCATTTGTTTCGCACTACGCACCAGGCTCAACTGATCCGATGGCGTTGCCAGTGGATCGACTGCTTGCGATCGCACACGCAACGAGTGCGCTGCTCGTCCGCAACGCAGAGGCACAAACGCAGAGCATGCGTAGGATGAGATAGCACTATGAATCCATCCATCGAAGTACAGATCACGGCGAGACTCGATCAACTCGATGCAGGATTGAAAGTTGCTGAAGCCAAGATCAATCAGAGTGCCGTGACTATGGGCAAGGCGGGCGAGCAGGGCGGCAACGCATTCGTTGAAAACCTTGCTACAAAAATAATAAGGGGAACTGCGATTCTTGGAGTCACGAGCGCACTTGGCGGAGTGCTTTTGAACGCCGTTAAAGGTATCAACGCACAGAAAAGCGGTGAAGAAATAATGACATCCATCTCTGATGGGCTTGTTGCAATGGGCAAAAGCCTTCCTATTGTTGGCATTTTTTATGCTGCCTTTGAAGAAGTAATAAACGGTGCAGACCGATTTGCTGAAGAACTCACAAAGAAACTTGGCGCAGCAGTCGAAAGGCGAATTGAATCGACAAAAAAATTGATGGACATGTTGAAATCATCTGCAGAAAAAACCGAAGATATCAATCAAGCAGCCTCTGCGGGCAAAGACCCGTTAAAAATGCTTGACGAAGAATACAGAAAAACCGATATTGATGATCAGAAAGAATTTAATGATGAGCGACAAGCAGAAGACGAAAGATACGGAGCAGAACGCAATGCAATTAAAGCAAAAAGTGCTGCAGCAGGACAACAGGGAAGCGATTTCTACAATCGTGAAATGAGGAAATCGGAAACAGATCACCTTGCCAAAATGGAAGAGATTCAAAAATATGCAGAGAATCGAGATTCTGCACGACAAGCAAAATTTCAAGCCAGTAAAAATGAGATTGATAAAGATGCGGCTGATCAAAAGGTAAAGACTGCCGATGCTGCACAAAAAGCAATTGAGGATGCAGACAAAGCAAATCAACTAGCGGCAAAAGAAATGGGCAATGAAATGGTTGCCGACTGGAAAGTGCAGCAGAAGGAAAAGTACGACGCTGCAGTCCAAGCGCAACAAGACATCATCGATGCAGAGAAGCAAGCGCAGGCACAGATTGACAAGGTCGGTCGTGTCGATCAGATGGCAAGTCAGGCAGCGCAAGGCATGATCAGCAGCGGACAAACTGCGCTCGGTCAATTCAACTTTGCGCAAGCAGGCGCAGGTGGGACTGCGCTCGACATGGCGAAAAAGCAAGTGATGAGTCTCGAAAAGATCGAGGCGGCAACTGCCGAACAAGTCCGACTCACGAAAGAAAATAAGGGCTTCCAATAATGGCAACGGTCTACGAACTTTTCACCAGTCGCAAGTATCTCAACAACGAAGGCAAGCCTCGTGCAGAGCGTCAGTTTGTTGTCGTTGATGCAGCGGACGAATCCGTTGTCGTTGGCTTGTTTGGCTCAGACTTGCCTGGCGAATACGAACACTACCCCAACGATGCAGGCTTGCCGTACGACATGCTCGCATTTGACTTCTCGATCACGAAAGATCCGAGTGCAGTTAGCACATGGCAAGTCACGATGCGCTATCGAGCGGAGATCGGCGCAACCTCGGGCTTCAACAATCCGACATCGACTCAACTCGAGCCCAACGAGGTTGGATATCGAACGGCACGACTTTCGATGCAGGCGGAGTTCCGTGACCTTTGGCGTGACTTCGCATCGGTAACAGCATTGCAGGCGGTCGCAAGTGGCGACTACTCAGTGACAGACATCGGCGGGAGTTCCATCGATGCAGGTGGCATTCCACTCTCGACGCTCGTGTACAAGCAGGAGTTCTCGATCCTGATCACCGATCAATATCTGCCTGATGCACAGGCGATTGCAACGCAGATCGGCACACGCAACGCATCAACATTTTTGAACTATCCGTCAGGCTCGGTTGTGTTTGCAGGATGCAACTGCGAGACGATCCCTGAGGTCGGGCGCAACTCAATTGAGTATCGCTTTATCTACGATCAGGCGTATCACCAGATTCAATATCCCGTCCGAGGCAATAACGGATCGCCGATCCTTTCGGCAGCAGGATCAGGCTCAATCCTCAAGGGATCAGCAGCACAAGTTTATTTTAAGCAGCCGTTCAAGTACACAAGCAACTTCAACAACCTTTCTTACTACTTCGGAGGACTCTAAACATGGCAGACGAAATCAATATCTCACTCAATGTCGATGTCTCGTCGGGCAACTATCGAGCATCGTTTCGACCCGGCACGATTCAGCCTGACATGGCGACGATCACAGGTTCGGACTTGGTGCAGACAATTACCACCTCCGCATTCCAAGCACTTGGCATTGGCGCAAGCGTGAGTGCAGGTGGCTACTTTTGGTTTCGGAATTTGGACACAAGCACAAGTGTGACATTTAATCCGTCAATCAAGATCGCAATGGGCGCAACAAACGGTGCTGGAACTTCAACACCGTTCCTCAATCTTCGACCAGGGGAGTTTGCGCTCGGTCGCTGCGTAACAACGACGATGTGCGCTCTGTCATCGACTGCCACCGCCAACTTGCAATTCGGAATCATGTCGCTGTGAAACTTCCTCGATTCACAAGTGGAAGCATTGGGAGGCTCGACTACAAGTCCTTGAATCAGGCGTTCACCGCCATCGAGAAGATGGACGGCAAAGCGCAGGATGGCGGCTCGCATGAGGGCGCACATCGTGAGTCGTTTATCGCCACGATCACAGGACTGATGACCGACTCGCTGCAAGGCGCAAACCAAACCACTGGACAGGGCACGCTGTTCAAGACTTATGTCTACGACTGGAACGAGGTCGACATCTCGTACGGTCTTGACGGATCGAACAGCGGAGTCGGTGTCAGCGATCTGCAAGGCGCACGAGGCATCGATTATGCCGACGGCGTGACGATCACAGCACCTGCATCGTACTACCCTGCAATTGACTTTGCGCCGTATCGCAGGTTCGCCACAGGCGATGTCGTGTTGCTGACACGATGCGCAGTCAAGAGCGGCTCGACATACTCGATGATGTATTCGATCACGGCAGTCTCGGCAGTGACTCCGTTTCTTGCTCGACTGACAAACAATATCGGAACAGTTGGACTTGGTCGATATGCGTGGACGGGACTATCACGCATCATCGAAGGAACATCTGCGCTCAAGACGGGCGCAACAAATCTTTACGAAATGAATCGAGTATCAACGCCAGGAGCAGCAGGAGCGTTGACGGTCAACGGAGTTTCGTGGGGCGGTTCAGGCGATTGGGGACACGGTCAAGTTTTGGCGGGCGCAAATGCAACGCTGACAAAATTAGGTTTGCCCGTAGGTGGAGAAGGTGTGGGTACAGTAGTCATCATGCACCAAAGTCATGTGCTTGAGCCCACAGGGCAAACTACAAACGGCACTGCGTTTTACTTTTATTCTGTCGCACCAGTCTCTGCGGTGTGCGATATATGAGCGGCATCATTGGACTTGAACTCGAAGGATGTTGCTGCGCTCCACAACCGAGTTGCATGCCGCCGTTTATTGGCGGCAATTCTTGCGGGGCGCAACTTCAGATCGAAATTGACTGGCTGAATGTACAACGGCAACAGTGGGACAATTACAATGCTTTAATCACTTGCGGCATTTCTCCAGTTGGTTGCTGCGCAGCGCAAGGCAGCGGATGCTGTTCTGATTATCGTGCGGAATGCGATACATCAATACCAGCACTTGTCGGGACTTACTGCGACGGCGGAACATTGCCATGTTCTCACGGCGATGTTACGCCTGCAAATATTTGCAATAATTGCTACAACAGTCTTTGTAATTTATGGGTCGCACCGTCTGAAAAATACGGTTACAAACACACCGACAATTTTCGACTTTGCGCATTTGGATATTCTGCAGAGTGGATACCGCAATCTTTAAGTGCCGATGCTGCGTGCATTTATTCTGAAGAAGGTGGAGGCGGACCTGGTCCACTTTTTGATTTTCAAGTAATTGCCAATCCTAGACAGGCAACATGCAACACACAAATTGATGAGAATACGGTGTATCAGGGAATATCTATAGGCGTTTTGGGACAAAACCTAGACGAGTGCAACTGCACGCAAAATCCTTGTTTTGATTATTCGGGACGAACGCAAGTCACAGTGTCGAACAATGCTGCTATATGGCGCATTGGTGGATGGTGCAGTGATGGCGCAGGAACTATTTTGTATCCGTCTCGGTACGGTGGGTTTGGTTCAGGTGGTTGCGAAGATCTTGGTAATACACCGAACTGCGGCGTTGAGGGCGAAAACTATTGCAAGTTCGACAAGTCTTATTGTGCCATGGCGAGCAACAATCTTTTGCCTTTGACCGAGGGCCACACAGATTTTGCGACCATCACACGGACCTATCCGATGGGTGCAGGCGCAGTCACTTTCACGATCACAACTGCAGGCACTGGCTACACCGCAACGAACAAATCACAACTGACTTATGTCTCGGGTGGAGCGGGTGCGCCAAATCCATACGGCGCACCGTTTATACAAATCACTTCTGTCAATGGCACTGGTGGCATCACAGCAGTTTCAATATTGACAAACGGAGCAGGCGACAAAATATCAGTTGGTCAAGTCTTTAATGTCACGGGCGGAACAGTCACTGCAGTGCTTACCGTAGCAAGTGTCGTTGCGTGGAGTGCTGCGAGCAAACCTTGGTATCGGATTAAGTTGCGGACTATCCCAGTTGAGCATTCGCAACTGCAAGATGATCCAAATGATGAGGTCCTTGCTCTTGAGCGTTGCAAAGACTTGTTGCAAGTGTCGGAGGATCTAGCGCACTTCTGCAAATACAAAGATTGTCAGGCCTTGCCATCGACAGATCCATGTCCTAATCCATGCGAGGACTTTGAATCCGTCACGCAACCACTTTGGCTTGATACAAATTACTCGGGCACTGGTTTTCAATCTGACTTAAACTTCATGGGCCGAACCATCCAAGTGGATGGCGTTGATGTCAAGACTCCGTGGGTCACTTTGGCGTTTCACTTGAAATGGGAGTTGAATGCAAGCGGAGTACTTGTGCGTGACGAAATTTTGTACCACTGCTTCGGGACGCAAAAAGAATATGAAACTTTTTGGTTGACCGATTCAGGCGGTGCGTGGCAGGCCGAAGGAACTGTAGTTGCAAACAAGAAAAAACTGTTGTGGCTTGGCATTCGTGGCGACCCTTACAACATTAAGGATGCAGCGACTGGCGAGTGGTACACATACGGAGACGATCACTATTCAGAGTGCAACTCAATTCAGGGTATCCGTGGAACAAATCCACCCAATCTATTCTGTCCAGGATGTGCGCCTGCATATTGCGCTGCGAATGAATGCAACGGAGACTTGGGGCGATGGCTGCCTGACAACTCCGACGAAGTGCGCATCAAATCTATGAGCAGCAGTATTGTGGTCATGGAAGGGCGTGAACGATATCACTACAAATATCAAGTCTTGAATTACGATCGATCTTCGCAAACTGCCACGGAAATAGTATGAGTCACAATGCCATTTGAAAATTGCTGTTCTGGTCTCTTTAATTTTGCACCTACTGGGTGCGGGCGTGCTTTTTTGAAAGTAGGGTTAAACTTCTGCAACACCTGCAATTCGATCTATAGCAGTAATCCTTGCCCGACTGATGTACAAGGTTCGACGACTTGCGATGAGTGCTGCACCAATGCCGATGCTTTTTTTTACGGATTATGCCAGTCTGGTCCGCCACCGCTTCCGCCGAATCCACCGTATTCCGTGGGGATTGAATACAACTGCGAAAGTGGCACGGCCGACTATGAGATGTTTGCGTCGTGGCGGAACGGCGAAGCACGCAACGCATGCCTTGTGGCAGGAGGTCACACATGGGTGCTTGAAGCAATGCCTGCCGCTTCACTCTATGGGCAAGCACTGAATATCCCTAGTTCGATGTACATGGCCCCGAACAACTTTACATCCACAAACACTAGTTCTTTTATTGGTTCGCAACAAGGCAGCGACACTTGCGGAAAGCCTTGCGCTCGTGACTATGGGCTGCAGGTCGACCCGTGCCTGCAACCATGCGGGCTGCAAAATTGTGGCTACCCTAGTCTCATCTCATCTTATACTTTACCAATATGAACGATCCGCTCGCAAGTAAAACTTACAACCAGCAGATGGCAATGATGGAAGCACAGAAAGCGCAACAGGCGCAACAAGGCGATGCAAACAGACGCACGCATGGAAACGAGCAGGAAGAAAAACAACTCGAAGATGTTTTGTGGGAGGCGGAACAAATCCGTACAGGCAATTTGCATCTTGTGATAAACAAACAGATGGAAAATTACGAAGCAAAGTTGGGCAAAAATTCTCCACGCTCGCTGCTCGAAAAGGCAAGATCATTTGTTGAGGCAATGGTGAGTGCAGTCAAGGACGCAGCACCGACCAAAGAGGTGTACGACGCTCGCATCAATGTTTGCATTGAGTGTCCTGCATTTGAAATTGCAATAAAAAATCCAAAACAGATTGGCCACTGCAAGGCGTGCGGCTGCGGGAAAAATCCGATGAGTGCGTTGTCGGTCAAGGCAGGCATTGCAAAAAGCAGTTGCCCAAAAAAACTGTGGGATGTGGATCTGACGATCGATCCCGCAGCCGTTGCGCTCCCAATCGCCTCACCGCCTGCCTCATAATCTTTCTTGTCTGGGGCGGTGCAGGCTTCCAAGTGTCCGCACCGCCCTTTTCTACTACGATCGATCCTGAAGCGTCCGTTTCACGGACTACTACAGACACCACCCATACCCAAGGAACGCACCACAGGCGATCCTAGCCCGTCAGGTCTGGACGGCTGGAGATGCCGCACGCATTATTTGGCAAATACTGTGGGTGGTCGTGGGTGGTCGTATGGATCGTGTGGAGGGAGTGTAAAAAATTTGTACAAAGACTGTAGATAGACTTGACAACGGTCGATACATAGGTCATAGTTCACACAGTTCAGACACCCGCCGAAAAGGCAGAAAGAAAACACAATGACCAAGCAAACAGAATCACAATACGACGAGGGATCAAACGATACGGACGCACAGATCTTTCTCAAGAAAGCAATTCGAGTCTTGGACGGTGGCAAAGACTTTGACTTTCAAGCGGACAAGAAACTCACAACGAATCAGATCAACGAACTTTACAAACTCATTGTCCAATCACTGCACGCATGATTGCTCGCCCCACTCGCCTCACAAGGCGAGGACGGCCTGCACTCCGCAGGACAGTTCAGACACAAGAAAGGCAAACACAAATGATTTCAGTACTACTCGTCGCTTCGCTCGCAGCATGCATCATCTTCGTCGTCGCAAATACAGAGTCGGTCGACAAGAAATGCAATGTCAATCGCTCGTATCACAACAGCAAGAAAGGAAAGAGATAATGCCAAAGCAAATCGAAATTGATGCAGTCATTGCACGACTGGTCAGCATGACGAACGACGCAAAAAACTACGGAGGAGTGACAGTCCTTCGTCGAAGGAATGAGGAAAAAACAGCCGAGCAGATTTTTGAATTGCTGCAAAATTCCTTGGACACAATGCTTGCACTTGACCTCAAGGTCAAACTGCTCTCGTACGACATTTGGCAGAATCGCTGAGTTCTCGCCCCACTCGCCTCACAAGGCGAGGACGGCCTGCACTCCGCAGGACAGTTCAGACAACAAGAAAGGACACACATGGACCACGCACACGGATCACCATACGACCGAGGATCGGCCGACTCCTGGTATCGACGACAACCGCAACCGCACTACATGATTGACGAGGCACGGATCGAGAAAGTCAACATGACCGCAGAGCAGATCGCAGAGTACGAGGCAGGCTTTGCCGACAACGAAAAAACAGGCGGACGAAAGGACTACGCATGAAGCCACGCATCACCACAACTCCGCAGGTCCTCGTCAACGAGATACTCGGCTCGATCGCCTGGCGACATCTCGGCATCGCAGATCTTGAGAACCTCGACGAAGATCCAGTCGATCAGTACAACCGCATCAAGATCAGAGAAGCACTCGCCGAGGCGTTCTTGGCAGGTGCAGCATGGGGCATTGACAATACGAAAGGCAACCAATGAAACAGGAATACACACCAGAGCAAATGCAGCGCATCCTCGAGACTCTTTTCCCACGCTCAAAGTATGCAACCCAACCCGCACCAGTCGAGGTCAAGGTCGAGGTCGAGGTCAAGATCGAAGACAAGCCAACAACAGAAAAGGAAGATACAAAATGATTTCTATTTTGCTTGTCAGCGCACTAATCGTATGCATCGTGTACATTGTCAGTAGTTCAGATCAGATCGATCACCAATGTGGTGTCGACCTTAAGTATCAAAACAACAAGAAAGGCAACAGAAAATGAAGCATTCAGAAAGTATCGCAGCGTTGGCTGGCGCACTGGCAAAGGCGCAACTGCAGATCGAGCCCGCATCAAAGAACGCAACCAACCCGCACTTTAGGTCGCACTACGCAGATCTCGCATCAATTTGGGATGCGTGTCGTGGACCGCTCAACACGAACGGACTCTCGATCGTGCAGTTCCCCTGCGATGGCGATGTCGGTCGCACAGGACTCTGCACGATGCTCTTGCACTCGAGCGGCGAGTACATCAGCGAAGTGGTCACCACTCGATCGCAGAAGGACGATCCGCAAGGCCTCGGCAGTGCGCTCACCTACTTGCGTCGATACGCACTCGCTGCCGTTGTCGGTGTGACGGCAACCGAGGACGACGATGGAAATGCAGCCTCCACTCCTGCAAATGCAAGAGTGGCAGCACCTGCACCACGACCGTACATCCCGCCTCCAGTCTCGCCTCCTGCGGTTAATGCGCCTGCCGTGGCGCACAAAGCATCCGTGCCTGCCGTCAATGCGCCACCTATGGCGCACAAGCCCGTGAGTCAACCAGTTGCGCAACCAGTTGCCAAGCCGGTGCAAACTGCCACAGCTGGAACAAGCGCAGTCGAGGCGATCGTCGAGTACTACAAAGTCGATCAGGGCACAGGCAAGAATGGCAAGCCATACACAAAGCACAGGATCGGATGGACAGGGATTGACGGCAAAATGATATATGGAACGACTTTCAGCGCATCGGACGGCGAGTGTGCATGCGAAAGCATGAACCTCAACTGTCCGTGTGAGATCACCTTCGTGACGGGTCAGTACGGGCTCGACATCAAGTCGGTCAAGATGTCCACCATGCCGATGTCCGCAACTGACTACGCAGGAGGTGACGATGAGATCCCATTCTGAACGCAAGCCCAAGCCGAAGTACGCAGGCAGGCTTGCACGCAAGCACACGGGTAGCGGCTGGTGCGACATCGAGACCAACTTCCCGCCGTCGATCGTTCTCGCTGCGTGCGACAAGTTGGAGCGTGAATCGTTCGGCGAGGGCTCGGACGGTGTGCGTGCGAAGGTCAGGCGCAACGCTCGCACGCTTGCTGCTCTGCTTGAGTTCACTGATCTGCGAGTTGTTGATGTGGCGAAACTCCTACACATCAACCGTGACAAGGGTTGGAACTTGCGTCGTAAGTGGATCGACCTTGACGAGGAGCAACGCCAACGGTGGCTCAAGGTAGTCTTCTCACGGTTGAAATGACAACGCTGCGGGTCGGGTGCAG